CATGCTATCTTTTTCAAGTTTAGGTTTAATTTGCCCGTTAACCATTACAGGGTACTTAGGCATCTTGGAAGTATCTCCAATAACTTGTAATTCTTCCCCAGTAACTTCACCACCAGATTCATCAATCAAATCAGCAGTAGCATTCATAACCTCTGTAGGGATAGATTCTTGAGCCAGACCTAAGTTTTCAAGCTCTGATAATGTATCTTGTCCGATGATTCTTATAACCTCTGCTTGTTTGGTTGGGTCTGATAGAAGGAATTGTTGATTGTTTGAAATCCACTTCATAACAAGGTCTTTTAGGAACTCTTCTAAATAGATTTGGTTGTAGTTATCTCTTGATTGTTGTTGTCTTGTTGCACTTCTAATCTCAGTAGCAGTTTTATCTTGTGCAAAAGGTCCAATAGGAGGTAATCCTTGGGATGCTTCTCCTAGTGCTGTTGAGATAGCTGTTTTCATAGCAGTATATGAGGTTTGGAACGATGAAATGCTTTGATTTCCAGATTGGTGTTCGATAACATTAGCTGTTGAGTTACCAGTAAGCCATAAAGCATTTGGTCCATAAACTAAAGTATCAAGTCTAACTCCTTCGGAGTTGTTAGCTACTTTAATTGGGGGTCTCATAGCCAAGTTAATTTGGTCTAGGAAACCACACAGAATTGAGTTCAAGGCTCTATATAGTGGTAAGACGGATTCAACCTCAGACTCACCATAAACATCATCTCCTACAGGATAGTATCTAAGCATTACAACAGGAATTTCTTGTGTTTTGTATGGGTTTGGTATATCTCTTAAAATCACACCGAGTCTAGGACAGAATGTAATCCATCTATCGCTTCGGTACTCAGTAACCACTTCGATGATTGGGTAGTAGATGTCTTGTCCTACTCTATCCTCTAATTGTCTTAATTGTTTAATAAGTGAGGTGTATTTGTTATCTCTTCTTTCAGGTGCAGGTCTTTCGTCATCCAAAAGTCTTGACTCAATAACATCTAAGTTTTTATAAATTGGTTCTCCACCATCATTTTTAGCTTGTAGGTCTTGGAATGTTAGCCATTCTCTTACTTGTACCCAGTTTGCTGATTTAATATGTGTAGCTTGGTAATCAACAAAGACATCTCTGTTGTCTAATACTTTGTATTCGTTAGTACCAAATTCGTTTCCTGCTTTATCTTTTTTAATGTCCCAGTAGCAAAGACCAAATGAAGCTCCAAATAGTCTTGTTTGAATGTCAGTTAAGATAATCTTTTCAAGCATTGAGCCACCATGGTCAGCATAATCGTATTGGAAATCAAGAATTGCGTTCATTACCTTAGCACTTATAGCGTCAGCACCTTCTCTTGGTACAACAGTACCTCTAAGTTTTCCAGCAAATAGTCTTGATGTTTTTTCAATAATTGCAGTTCTGATTACAGGGTCAGTAACCTTAGCAAGATATGGCCAGTTGGCAGGAAGATAACCAAAGTATGCCTTTTGGATGTCATCCCAACCATTTTTCCTTAGTTTTCTCTTGTCCATGTCATCCTGTGAGAATGTATAGTGATACATTAACTCTGCAAGAAGTGTAGGGTCTTGGAAGTTTGACGCTTGGTTTTTTTGTTTCTTTGCCATATTCAATAAACTAATAATAAAGATTTAAGATAATGTCCATTGATTAAAGTTATTTTGAGGAATGTAAGTTGGAACATTATTATTCGGGTTTAACTTATCAAACCCATACCTTACCCCGTCCATCATGTGATTTAGGAAGTCTTGAGGAACATTAAGTATCTTTCCATCCCTATCTGTTACCCATAAATAGTTATTGTATTCTTTCCATAGGTTAGTGCTTCTTTTTGTAACAGAAATCTTTTGTTCTTGGATATACTGTATTCCCTGATTAACTGAACCTGCTCCTTTTGTTGCTGGAAGCACTATAACCCCATACGATTTAATCTCATCAATAGACTTAGGCTCGGCACTATCAGCCACACAGGTAGCCTTGCCCTGTAGGTTTAAGATGTCAGCTAGGTCTTTGTTTGATAATCCCTTTTGATAAATAATCTCGTCAAGTATGTAACCTCCGTTGTAATAATAGATAGACACGATAGCCGATGGGTCATTTGTGTACCCGAAGTCTAGCCCATGTCTAACTAGCTTGGCTTCGTGAGGTATTTCATCCACCATAACCCAGCCTTTATATATTCTATGTTCGGCTTCTCCTATCTTTCCCTCACCATAGACTTGCCAGAATGCTTTATTGTTTCTCCTGCTCTCTAACTCTTTAATTATTGTTTCAGGTAATGCTTCGTTATCTTTATAGGTAACAATGACAAAGTCATGTTCAAACTTAGGAATAATCTCATCATGTACCCAGAAGCTGGAAACTGGATTGTAGTCTAGGAATATGAAGTCGTTAGTTCTGATTGATAATTGTGTATAGGTTTCAAAGGGTAGGTTATTACACTCATTGATAAACAAAACATCTCTTCTAGGTCCTCTTACCTTAGCTGGTTGGTCAGCCGAGAAGAACTCTATTGTTGAACCATTTGTAAATGTATAAGTTAGATTAGTTTTATTCCAAGCATCATCATTGTAATAATTATGTTCTTGTAGAATGTTGATGAAATCTTTTGAAGCTCCTTTTTTTAAATGAGGTAGAGTTTGGCTCACAATAGATATTGTTTTGTTAGGATTTGATTGAGCGTAGTCTATTAGATAAAGCAGTAGTGCTATTGTCTTACCAGCTGATGAACCACCTTGAACTATTCTAATTCTCTTTTGGAGTTTCAGTATCTTCTTGTATGTTGTTGTTCTTTGATACATTAGTTGTTTCTCCTCCCATTATAGGAATAGGGTTACTGATATTTACTTGTGTATTGTTTTGCTGTATTTGTTTGAACTCTGTCTTTTCAAGTAACCATTTAGCAGTATTTACATCTTTTTCTAAAACTATAGACTTTCTAACCAAGTCTTTTGCCATTGTGATAAGGTAATTCCTAGAATACTCCATTCTGGTAGCAAAATCTGGTTTTGAGTCTAACCACCTGTAATAAGTAGCCTTATCTATTTTTGCCATTGCACAACCTTGTTCAATAGTAGCCCCAAATCTAAAGGCATCATCTAATATTGCAACAATGGTGTCAGAATAAATAGAGGGTCTTCCAGCACTTGATTTCTCAATGTAACTCTTCTTTTTACCCATAAACCCATTATACAAAATATCTACCAATATCCCTATTGACATCTATCCACCATTGGTAGATAATAATCATAGTTAATTATTTGATAAGGAAAGGTTCAAACAAATGTTTAAAATTAAATTAAGCGAACACAATATGTTCTCAGTAAGATTCTCAACTCCTACATTAGGAGAGTACCAATTCAAAGACATAGTAGCTAAAGACTTAACTGAAGCCTATGTAAAAGTAATGTCTAGAGCAAGACTTAATACATCTATAACTAGAGAAAATGTTTTAGAAGTAGCAAATGCAAATGGTTATACATTAACTGACATCACATCAGAATGTATGCCTACACACACAATCATTGGAGGTAAAAAATAATGAAAAAATTATCCTTTGATTTTCCAAGAGCAAAAAAAGATGAATCTATTTATGTAGTTCAATTAGTATCAAATGATATGGAACATGATTTTTCTATAAGAGTTGATTTATATTCTCAAGATTTCAAACCTGCAATAGAAAAGTTTGCTAAAGAACACAATATAACTGACTACCAGACAGTATCAGTTTCTTGGTTAGCAAATCTCAAAGAGGGTCAGATAGATGCAGGTGATACTGAATATACTGTAAGGAGAATTGCATAATGACTGACATTCAACTAATACTTATAGGTTTTGGTTTTTGTGCTGTTGCTGGGATTGTAGGAATGCACATTGAATCTCCATTTAGAAAAGAGGTTACTGTTGCTTACTCAATCATTCTAGGTCTTTGTTCCACAGTATTTTTTTTCGTTGCCCTTTACTAAAGAAAGAACAGACCTGCCTAAGTATATAATTTAGGTCTGCTAACAAAATGAAAGTTAAAACAAATAACTACAAGTATAAAAATCAAAAGTCCTTCTTGGATATCGTTATCCATAAAATCAACTCAGTATTTGCTACCAAACCAAAACAAGCTGTTTACAACGCAGTACATGAGATACCAGAAAGCGATTATAAATATCTCAACAAGAATATAATTAAAATCAACGAAGCAATGGTAACTTTTGCTGACATTAGTTTGAGCAAAAACAAACTAGACGGGGATATGAGATACTTTGTAGTAATTAGATTGAAAGCTGGACACAATGAGTAGAGAGCAATTAGCTAAATATTTTGTAGATATAGACTTTAACGTTGATATCGACATGCAATTAAGCCCGATGCACCCAGATGATTTGTATTTA